AACCGCGCGGTCCGCGTACGACTCCAATTGCCGCTCAGCAGCCTCCTGAGCCGCCGTCAACGCCTTAACAGCGTCAGTGACATCCTGGTTCGCAGTTTTAAGATCCTGCTGCGCCGCAGTAACCCGACGGGACGCCGTAGCAAAACCGTATTGCGCTTCCTGCACGCGCTGCGCGGACTGCGCGACCGCGTACTGGGCTTCGGTAACCTGCTTACCGGCCTGCACATAAGCGTACTGCGCTTGAGTGACCTTCTGTCCAGCCTGACCCACCGCGTATTGCGCATCCGACACGCGCTCCGCAGACTGCACCTGCGACTCCGCGGCCTGTCGCTGCGCCGACGCCAACGACGCCTGCGCCGTAGCCATCTGCCGGGCCTGGGCCGCCGCAGACTGCCCAGCAGACGCCCCTGCGGCCTTCGCGGCATCCGACCGCTGCCCCAACAATTTCACGGCGTCGCTCACACCCGAAAAGCCGAGGGCGAGAACACCAGCAGCCGTGACACCGGCAGCACCGAGCGCGGCGATACCAACGCTCGCACCAATCGCCGCCGCGCCAATCGGGATCAGCGCAGGACTCAATGCAACGGCAGCAGCAATCAGCGACGACATACCACCAGACGCATTAAAAGAAGACCCGCTCAGCGCAGCAAGACGAGACTCAGCGCCCTTTGTGTCAACATCGACATCGACATCGACATCTTCCGCGTCCAAACGCGCCAACTCAGCACGAAACTTCGCAAGTTCAGCGGCGGCGGCAGCGGAATCAATACGGATCCGAGGATCAGCAGAAGAAGCCCCAACCGCCCCCAACTCAGCTTGCAACCGATCAAGCTCGGCAATAGCATCCCGAGCAGAAATATCAATATCAATGCGCTTATTTGAAAGCGTTTCCATCTGCCGACGCAAATCGGCTATCGTTCTTTCCGCATAATTCGAGTTGGCGGTAATGCGGGCTTCCGGCAGATCCGCCAAAGCAGCCTTGAGGCGAGCTTTAAAACTATCGGCAAATGAACCAGCAGCCTTAGCCCCAGCAGCCCGCGTAGCCGGATCGTTTGGGTCAATAACCGGCTTAACCTTGATTTGCTGATCTTTGAGCTGAGCCTTCAGCTTTGCGGCGAACCCCTTAGTGTCAGGTTCAACCCGAACACTTGTCTTCAAATCAGCAAGCTGAGTCCGAAGCTTTTCGGCAAACTCTTTAGTGCTTGGGACAACTTCCACGGACACGGAGCCGACGTTGATGCTCAAAATGTCACCCCTGTGCTCGTAGCTTGCTTAGATACGTAACGTTCGCAACCGACTGACGGCGCACTGGTCGGCCAATGCCAGGACGCGGGCTTGGATCCGGATACTTTTCGTCATTACCGTTGACACGCACCAATGTGATTTCCAGCCGGCGCACGGCATCCGTGAGAGCCGCGAGCTGATAATTTTCGGTACGCCACGGACCGAATTTCACCGGACCATCGTTCGGCTCAGCGGGCTGCGCATTCTGCCGATCACGCAGCAACGTTTGCGTACGCGAATCCTCAGGCAGTTGTGCGATGTAGACCAGCGCCTCGCGGTGCGTCAGTTTGCCCGTGAACAGCCAACCCAATTTAATTTGGTAGTAGCGCCGCAGATCGGCTTCTACCGCTTGGCACGCTTCGTCGTCTTGGAGGAACCCGACGAGCCCCGTGACTTTCCCAGGTCAGCGTTCGCCGCGGTCTCCCAATTCTTAAGAAACGCATTGACGTCGTCCAGGGTGGGATCAAGTTCGCGCCACGCGTCGACGTCCTCAGTAAAAAGAGTGATCTGCGCCCACCGATCAAGGTCACCGCTAGCAAGAGCGGCCTGAGCGCGGGTCTTCCACTTACCGACCGGCGGCACCAGCAGCTCAGCGGAACCCTCATCCGTCACTAGCTCAACCAGGACACCCTCAGCGGGCTCCGTGGCCTCAGCCTCCACGGCCTCCAATGCGGCGGCCATCAGCCGTTCACCGCATCAAGCTTGTACTGGCGAGCGACCGAAACGCCAGCGTCGTCCGGGTAGGCGGTGATGGTGACGCCGTACTGGCTCAATGTGTCAGTCGCGTACTTAACATCAGCCTGAGTCGTGACCTCAGCCTTGGGGAGGTAAAAACGAGCGTGGTTACCCGTTCCTTCCTCGACAATGTCGAAGACGAAAGAAACGATGTTAATCCCGCCGGAAGTGTCGTCAATAACAGACATGATTTTGGTGGTCGGGTCGGGCGTCGGAGCGTCAATGCCGAAGTAAAGACCCAAAACGTTAGGGTTGGTCTCAAGAAACGTCAACTGGAACGTCTTGTCAACGTTCGTAACAACGGTCTTGAACTTTTGCTTGCTGCCCCAACGCTTGAAATCGGTTCGGTCGGTCGAAAACGATTCGGTAAGACCGTCAGTGCTAATAGCACCCATGTCAACCCAAGGGCTACCAAGGGCAGTCATGCCAACGGGCGCGGGGGTGCCAACGGGAGCCATAGAGCAAACCCCGTCAGACATGGCAAGCGCGTAATCGGTGTCAACAGCCATCGTTCGTGATGTTCCTTTCGGGCATGGTTAATACCCCGACGACTGTCGAGGTGCAAGGTAATGCAGTGGTTAAACGGGTTGCTTAATCAGAATGCGGTACGTGGCCCCGAACCTGCGGAGCGCGAGATCATCGTAGGGACGGAACGATGGGCCGCTGATCGTGTCGGTGCGCGTGACCACAGCACGGTTAGCGAGCGGCTGGCCTGGCAAGTTAACTCGGATAGCCCGGTCGACACGCATTGCCAGCGCCATAGTGTCAGTGACGTTAGCCGCGTAGCAGTCGATACTCACGGTCGGGAACTCAAACGACGGGTTGTTGTCATCGGACCCGCCACCGATACGCGCAACGTCGATGATCGGGGTGACCGTCGCAAGGTTCGCGGGCAACTCCGTGACCGCGCGAACGTTGAGAAACGCTCGCAGCCACGGAACGAGCAGTTGCTCCGTCGACAACGGGACCGGCGGATCCTTTGCCAGCGAAATCGGCGGCGCGGACACTAACTCGCCTTAGCGCGGAGGCCGCTCAAATACTTGGATTCGGCAATAATCGGCTTAGCGGAACCGTGACTCTGTACCCGAGTCGAAACATTACGGCGCAATAGCTCGCCAGTGTCCACGTCCAAATACTCCTGAACGATAACAGTCCGCTCAATCACGACTGGCCCTCGGCGGCCTGCGCGTCCTCGACCAGCTTCACCAGCTCCGGCTTCTTCGCCTTCGCCGGCACACGCTTACCAAGCTCAACAGCCTTCGCCACCAGCTCAGCCTTCGTCTCGGACTCAAGCTCATCATGGGAATCCACGACGACACCGCGCCTGTCCCGCACAATCAGCTCCGCGTGCCGATCCGTCACCTCAACAGGATCCGAACCGAACCGGCGAACATCCTTCGGATACGTGTACTTCACAAACGGCATAGCCGCCCCCAACTAGTCATGCGCGAGAACGTCCAGCGCCCGCGTCAACGTGTAATGAGCATCAATCGTCTTACGCGCACGATTCGCCGGCTGCGTACGACCATTCCCAAACTCCACAGCCGCCGCATGACCAACATGGTTCTCCACACGGCCATACGCGCGAGTCCGATTCGTACCCGACGACACCTCAAAACCGTCCCGGTACTCGCCAGGGTGCTTATCGGTAATCGCATCACCAACTGGGGCCGCCGCACGCGCTGCCTGAGCAACCCGCTCAGCCTTCGCGCGCATAGCCGCCTGAATTCCCGGTGACTTAAGAAGCTCACCAATTCCTCGATAGCTAGCGTTAAACTGGCTCGCCATCAGCGGGTGCCCTCCAAACGAACTTCAACGCCAGGAGCCCAGCCCGTCATCGGGCTATGCCAGTCGTTCGGACTGCCATCGACGTTATAGCTGCGGCCACCAACCTCAACGTGGTCGATCGCGTCCACGTTCGTGCCGGTCGGCAGGTACACGGCGGGATGGTCAATGACCAAATCCTGGCCCTGCACAAACTCCTGCGACGTCGACGGAGCAAACGCACCGATCACCGTAGACCGAGACTCCGCGTACACATCATTGCCGAGATCGTCCTGACCCGTGACCGTGCGGCGAACCACCGTGATCTCCTGGCCGAACCGGGCGAACCACGGCGCGGTCAATCCGCACCCCGATTCCGCCAAGTGCGCGGCGGCAAGCGCGGCGTGTAATCAGGGGCATTCAACTTGATCGTACCTACACCAAACGACGTAGCGCCAGGCAAAACGAGCGCGGCCAAATCGGCCTCATCGAACAAGGCATCCCCACCCGTATCCTGCCGGTACGTCGTCGTTGTACTAAACGGGCCCGCCGTCTGCGACAAGTTTGCCACCGACGAATCCGGGTGCCGCACATCCCGCAACACCGCGCGCACAACTATGTCCGTGACCAGATCAGCGTCCACAAGGTGCGCGTCCAGCCACATCGGCAAACCAGGCCGAAGCGCCGTCAAACGAGCCGACACCACCCGCAGCAAATAGTTCACCCGATCATCGGACGCGGGCAGCGTGTCGCCCTCATAGGCGGCCCGCACATCATCCAACGTTGCGTAAGCCATGCGGGCCCTTTCGATAGTTGGACGGCTTAGGCAGCCCCAACTCATGTCAGGGCCGCCCGTCACACGTCAGACCAGCTTGGCCCGGTGAGCGTCAGCCTTAGCCTTCTGCTCCGGGTCAGTCTCCGGAGTCGGCTTACCGGACGTCACGCCCGCAACGGAATAGTTCTCGCTCGGCGTCGGGTCAACCCTCACACCACGGAAACCCTGCTCCAGCTCCTCATCAACCTTGGCCTGAACCTGCGCCTCGGCCTTGTCGTTCTGCGAAACAGCCTTTTGATCAGCCATTAGTATTGTCCTTTTCTGCAAGTCGGGTAGCCGTCCGAACGCGATGACAATTCGCGCAGACGACCTCACATTTAGCTATTTCGGCGTCCACCAGCGCGCGCCTCAAACCCGCCATAGAAGCGACGCGATACAACTTGACCGCACCGGGCAGGTGATCGAAGTCAAGTGCGACCGCGTGAGCGTTGTATCCACAATCTGTACAACCGCGCTCAACTTTAATTCGTTGAAAATAAGCACGATCTCGCTTGGCGCGCTCAATAACACCAGATCGATAACGAGCTATACAGCAAGTCTTGCAGCGTTGCAATCTGCCATTTGTCGATCCAGCGTTTTTATAAAACGAGTCAAAAGGCAAAGTTTCGCCACACGTTCGACACGTTTGCATTAAGGCTCCCAGCCTTACCCCACTTAGAGCCGAGGCAGGCGGTGTGGGTGTACCACTTTTCGGGAGCTACCCTAGCCTCGGCGTGCTGCTATCTTAGCAGCTTTTGCAAATTAGTACGTCAAGCGAGCGACCGGGTACCGAGTCGCCGCGTCGGGGGCATCGTAGTTGATCAAGTTCGAAACTTGCCAACCAACGCGGAAAGTAAGTCGCACGGCCGTCATATCTTGTTGGGCGAGGTTATACACAATGGCCCCAGTGTTGTCCTGAATGACGGCCTCGGTCAGCACCTTCATGGTGATGTCCTGTCGAACACCGACCACAAACTGACTGAAATCGCCCGCGAAAAGACGGACGTTGCTGCCAGCGGCACCACCAGCGGGGAACAAACCGCGCATGGGGTAAGAGATCGGGTTGCCGTCGATCTCGGTGAGGGGCCCGTTGACGCGGTTAGCGTCGAGGCGGTCACCCTGCGCGTTGCGGGCGGCGCGGAGCTTGCCCTTGGTGGAGCGGGAAGCGACGAAACCAGACACGTCGAAGCCGTCGGTCTCAACGGTCTCAATGGTGGCGTCGATATCACCAAAGAACCCACCGGCCGCAGCCGTGGAGCCCTCGGTGACCGTGTTACCGGCCGCGGCGGCGGCAGCGGAAATGTTGGTGGGCCAGGAGGACGGGGAGTTGGTGCCGAAGAACACGGCCGCGTCCAACGTCCGGCCGAAAGCCTCAACGAGGTACGGCATGGCCTCGTCCCAAATGTTCGCGTCAACGTCGGCGAGGACATTGTCGGGAACGGGCATGATGGTGGCAATTTCCTCGACGTTGAGGAACTTGTTGGCCCAGTTCATTTCGGTGGTCTGCTTAAGACCGGTGTCACCGTTCACGAAGTAGGCGACGGGGAGCGTGGAGAGGACGGGCATGCGCACCTGGGCGCGGCCGACGGGGATGTGCCGGAACTGCGAGAGAACCGCGGACTCGTTGGTCGCGGTTCGGAGCATGTCCTTAGACACCTCCTCGGGGATGAGCGCCGCAGCGTCCGTCCGACTCGTCACGTTGTTAAACGCCATTGCGTGGGTCCCCTTTCAAGGGATAGTCAATGAGTAGCGGTCCCCGCGCAATGCCGGGTGCTACGAATTACTGCTGGTGTCCTGCTGCGCGACGAATGAGTTCGCTCATCGTCACGGGCTTATCAGTGGCTTCCCGCCGCCCCTGACCAAGGTCAGAAAATCCGGCGGTAGGGGCGAGGCGGCCAGCGAACGCAACAACCTTGTCGGTGTTGATCTCGCCATCGTTGATGAACGACTTAGCGGTAACCGGCTCCAAAAGCTCATCCAGCTCGGCGCCGGACTTACCGCGGGCCTGCAAATTGGCCCGCAGGATAGCCATGACAGCCGACTCGGATGCCTTTTGACTGGCCTCCGCGTAGCCCTCAGCCTTCGCGGCAGCGACGGCGCGCTCCTGCTCGGTCATCTGGGCTTGCTTGTACTTGTCCAGCTCCTTTTGCAGCGACTTGAGCTTGCTACTCGCCTCGTTGCGCTCGGCCTTCATGCGGTCGAGGGCCTGCTTACCGGCGTCACCGAGCGCATCAGCGGTTACAGCCGCGTCAACATGCTCGATGGTGGTGTCGCCAGTGTCGGTGTCCGTTGCGGACGTGTCTGTGGTGGTATCAGTGTCGCTCATTTGTGCTCCCGTTGCGGGAAAGTCCGGTCCCGTTGCGGTACCGGATGGTTTGTGTGCCGTTAGGCGGTGAGCTGGCTTTCCAACACGTCGATACGGTCCGAGAGCCAAACTGTTTGAGCGGTGGTGAGACCGTCCTTGTCCAGTTGCTTACGCAAAGCCTGCCGTTGCGCCTCTAGCGTCTTGACGCGCTGCTCAGCGGCGATACGGGCCGAATCCGCGTCGGACTGCTTAGGTGTGCGCGGTGGCTGACCGGCGGGAGTCAACACATCCCCCAGTTCACCGTTCGTGTGAATAGCGATCTGGGTTTTACGAAGATCAGCGGCCTTGTTTGACCCGGCGGCCTCATAAATGCGGCTCAGGTCGTCACCGTTGAGCGAATGCCCCGGGTCTTTGCTGCCAACAATGGGCAACACGGTGCAGTGGCAACCCGGATGAATCGGCAGCAGGTTCTCGCGGTGGTACACGCGGTCCGATGCGACAATGCACAGGCCGCACACGTGCCCGGACACCTCGGGGTGAATAACCCGCCGATAACCGCGCGTGTCCGGGTCCGCCGCGTACATGACTTGCTGCGCGGCGGTGGTCTTCGCCAACTGCATGTCAGTGCGGGCGAGCGTTTCCAGGCGTTGCGTGGCCTGCTCGACCGCGTCCGCCTGCTCAACACCCGTCGATTCCAGGTAGCGCACGGTGCGCGCGGGCCGCTGATACACGTCTGCGGTGTCCGCGCCGATCCGCAGCGATGACGGCAAGTCAACAATCGTCCCGCGCGGTAGCGGCGCGTCCATGCGCTGGAACTGCTGCCGAAGATGCTGCTCGGTGATCTGCCCCGTGGCCTTTTGTGCGGCCTCGACGAGCGTCGCAGCCTGCTGACCGAAACGGGCTACGTCATCGCCCGCGTAGTAGCCGCTGAACGACCGCCACAGCCTCAACAGCGCCGCCACAAGGTTGTCGGCTACCCGCTGGTGCGCGATGCCCTCGTTGGCGACCATGCGGCCCACCACAGTCGCCGCAACGGCAATCGGCGGGCCCGAGTCGACCGCTCCCGATGCTGCCGTGACGCTGGTGGCCTGTGCGGTCCGCTGCTGCGTTGGCGTGGTCACCTAGACACCACCGCTCGATATGTGGGAGAGTGAGCCATGCCCACGTTGACGGAGTTTTTGCTGGCACGTATCGCCGAAGACGAAGCGATTGCGGAAAACGCATTGCACCCGGACGCGGTGCAGCCCGGATCTTGGATTACCGAGCATCACAATAGCGAGTATCACTCCGAGCCAAATCGAGCGCACATCGCCGAGGACCACAGCGGGCATTATTGGTCCGTAGCGCATGAAATCTTTATCCCAATCGCCGAGCACATCGCCCGCCACGACCCGGCGCGCACCCTCAATGAGTGCAAAGCCAAGAAGCACATCATCGATTTACTGACGAACGCTAGCGCAACCAATTGGGATCAGTTGGCTTCCGCCAACCAGAACGTTCTTCGGCAACTCGCCATGTCCTACACTGACGACCCGGACTACGAAGAAGCTTGGCGTCCTTGATTGCTGACGCCCGCGCCGATGCTGGTGTTTTTCACGCCTAGAACCATGTCACGAGCATCATCGGCATCGGCGCGGGTCATCTGATCCGGGGTGAATCCCAAGACCTCGCGGCGGATCGTGTCGTTCGCCAGGCCAGCGCCCTTAGCCTGCACCGCAGCGTTGTACCGCTCCGTCAACGACAACCGCTCAACCGGCGCCCACAAAGTCTGAATCTGCGACACGTCCGCGCGGGCCGTGTCACCCATCATCTCAAACGCCAGCGACATGGTCTGCGCGAAACCAGCGCCCGCGAGCGTCTGCCGATCCTCCGCGCGATACACGAGACCCTCGCGCTGCAACGACGCGCCTTCAGCCGAACCGTTCGCATCATCCGGGTTGAAATAGCTGATCGGGATGCGAGTCAGAGCGGCCAAGGTACGGATGTCGGCGCGCTCAGCGTTCAGGATCGGGTTAAGGTCAATTGGGGTCGACTCCCAAAAGTCAACACCCTCCGGAACCTGCCACAACGACCCTGGACCCGGGGTGAACACACCGTCATAGTCGATGCGCTGACCAGCAAGCGGATGCCCAACCGGGTAAACCTCCGGAAGGCTTTTAATAGCCCGCTGGCGGAACGCCTGCAACTCTGCAATCAGCATCCGCTGCAACGTCGTCCGGTTGATCCGCGACAACAAATCAATGTGCGTCTCAAACTCGGCTACCCCGCCACGGTTCGCGTACTGCACAATCGGCACACGCGTCGTCGGCAAACTAATCGGGTCATCCCACACCCACTTGCGGCCATCATAAAAATCGAAGCCGAGACCGAACATGGGGATACTGCTAACGGGCCGCGTACCCCGGTAAGCCTGCGCACGACCATTCGACTGACCGGGCACACCAGGCAGGTAAACCCAGCAAACCTCGATGCCCTCATCCGGGTCGTGGTACGTCTTCAACCCAGCACGCACCAGCGAACGGCGAGCAGGATCATGCGCCGTGATCACCTGCCGCGGATCCTCCGCCGTAATCAACGGGACATCCGTGCCAGCTGGGGCGGGAGCGATCATCGTGTAACCAACCGACAACCCGAGCATCCACGTGAGCAGATCGACCTGCTCAACAGGCATCTCGTTCACGGCCCACACGCGAGCCGCGACCGTGTCACCATTATCGTCGTTCTCCGCGCCAGTGCGAAAACCAATCGGCGTCAGACGTTCCCGCACCGACTCAACAATCAGCTCAGCAAGGTTCGTGCGCGTATTACGGTGCCACGCCTGATACGCCGCCTGCCATTGCGGCGCGCCCACGGGAAGAGGCGGATCACCACTCATCCAACGTTGCAAACGGTCCAAACGCTCATGCCGCGCCGCCTGGCGAGTACCCAGACGCTTCAACCACCATGCGGGCGAACCAACGGTATCCACGTCATTCAACACGCGGAACCCGCTTTCAGTAGAGCCTTCTCGGCTTATAAAATGTCGACGCCGGAACGTCCGTTACGCCAGCAGCGACCGCATCAAGGCGAGCCTGCCAGGCCAATACGGCAGCAACCGCCGCGTCGATCTTTTTGATTGAATAATCGTTTTCCTTGCGGAGTGACAACTTACCGCTCCGCAACTGGCGGCGAGTATTGAGCACATGCCGCGTCAACGAGCTGCTGCCGTCGTGGGTCATGTCCCCGTTACGAATAGCACCCTCAAGCTGCTCGATGGCCCGCTGAATCAGACCAGTGCGCCCGCCGACCATCCACCACTCAAACGGGTGATCCCGCGACACTTGAATCTGCTTACCGTCGCTCGTCTTCAGCAAACGCCCGCTGTACGTGGCTTCCCATGAGTTGACGAACGACCGCCAATCCTTTGCCGGGTCGCAGTAGAAAGCCGCAACGCGATACCGATCAAAGCACTTAGCGATCTGCGCCTCAATCTCAACGATTGGCGGTGACCAATCCGGCCACGTGTCCTGATTGGGGCCAGCCTCCCACACCTCAACCTCAAACACGTGTCCGTCAGAAACGCGGCAGCCAATCAACGCGGTAGCATCAGGCTTACCCTTGTGGCGGCCACGCGAGCCGTCGAAGCCAAGCGTAATGATGTCGTTATCGGCAACCGTCTTGAAGGTGTCGGGCTCATCCTTACGGGGTCCCCGGTCAGCCCACGTCGGCTGATCAATCCACGAGTTCGAAGCGTGCGTGATTTGGTTCAAGAAATCCGACCGGGATACTTGCGGATCGGCGTCCGTCTGCCAAATCTTACCGATCTGAGACTCAAGGTCAACATGGCCCGGATCGCACGGCGGATCGTGAATAACGCAGCCATCCTGATGGCCCGAAGAATCACCGTAAGCAGTCCGCAATCCAAGGATCAGCGACTCGCGTTCCCACATGTTCGTTTCAGCCGGCGCCTCACGGTGATCGTAAAGAAAACCGTTATTGAGTGCGCGTCCCTCAATAATCGACGCCGCATAAGCAGCCGACTCCTCAGCCACCGAACCATCGCCAGGAATGAATGCGTTAGGCGACTCGATCGTCGTTCCAGCCACCTTAGCCGCATTCGTCCGCAAAGTATTGGCGAGCACAAGGCCGCCGTTACTCGGAACCCACTCTTCGGTCTGGTCAAGCACTGAAAAGATTGCCCGTGCACCCTTGACGGAGCGTGCCGAAGCCGTTTTAGGCTCAATCCGCCCACGCGGCAAGTTAACGAACGTACCCATCGGCTCCAAACCCGGGTACTCGTCAATCACCGGACCCTCAAGCATCTCCAACAATGGGGCCCATGTGTTAGCCGTCTGATCCTCCGACACGGCAGCCACATGGCACAGCGGTGTTCGGTAGTCCGACCACGGCACGCCCACCGGCTGCCCATCAGCATCCCAGCCACCCGGCAAAACAGGACCCAAAGCCTCCGCAATGGCAATCGACGCTAGCAGCGGAGACTTCCCCCAGCCGCGCGGTCTGCCGAGAAGCGCACGCTGAATGCGACGACGACCCCAAAAGTTTCCCCGGTTCCACACGTACTCACCGGCCGGGTTGATCTCGTAGAACCGGAGCAGAAAGTCCTCTTGCTCCCGGTACAACACGAACGGCGCATAGTCAGGCCTGTCGGGAGCCGCTAGAAACTCCGCCATCCAGTCGATGACCTGATAACCCAGCGTCGGGACCTCGCCAGGCTCAGACGGCTTCCACGGCACCCGGAGCAGCCTTCAATCCACCGCGACGCTCACGAGACGAAGCACCCCGCCGCGTAGCTCGCTTATCGTCCTTCTCGTCAGCATCCGCAAAAGTGATACGCAGCCGAGCACGATCCTCCGGCGTGGCACCGAACTTAGCCACCCGCAGACGAACCTCAGCCGCCAACGTCCACTGCCCTTTAGACCACATGGCGTGATGCATCAACGCCGTGTCCAAAAGGAACGACCAGTCAGTAGCCGTAAAATCTTTCGCCAATTCCGAACGCGACCACATGTCCCACCACTCAATGGTGCGAATGTGCCACTCCTGCCACTCGCCCTTAGCATCCAAACCAAGCTCAGGAAGCTCAGGAGCAGGTTCACGGACAAGCTGCAACTGCCGACCAGCTACCGGATCAGCATTCGTGCGAGCACGACGAGCGGGATCCTTAGGAGCAGGTCCACGACCAGCCACGTTAGCCTCCCGCAAATAAGAACGATTAATTAGTTTGAGTCAACGCGATTGCCGCGAGAAACATTGCACCACAAGTGGGCAAGCCTAGTGTTCGCACGAGTGTGTGCGCCACCCAAGGACAATGGCACGATGTGATCCAAGCTAGCGCTTAGGCGGTCGGGATACGCCAAAGTCGGATCAACCGGCTTGGAGCAAATACCGCAACACCAACCGTCGCGCTCAAAAATTTCTGCTGTCGTAAACTTTTCAGTCTCAGCGCCCAACTTCCAAGCTCTGCGACGTTGATCGCTAGCTCGCTTACTTTCCCAGTAACCCCCGCGTTCACGCCACGCTTTGCTGTTCTCCCGCGCATGCTCACGCTGCTTAGGCGTCCACTCCGCGCGCTGCTTACGCATACGCGCAGCAGAAACACTAGGATCGACTTGAGCCCGAGCACGTTCACGCATCGTCCAATACACGCGCCGGCAACGGTCCCCACAAGCAACTGAGCGCCCGCTACGAGCCACGTAAGTCGCCCCGCAGGTTTTGCAATCTTTAATGAACACCTTGCTGCGAGGAGCCCAAGTGCTTGCGCGCTTCACGGC